AAGGAGGAAGGCCATACGCCTCAGCCGTTGCTGGATCGGCTTGCCACTTTCTTGAGGATAATGGGGTCGATTTACCCCATACATCCTATGGACCCGAAGCCCCTTTTCGTGGGTTCGGGAAAGACTCTTGCCAGAGATTCTCTCGGCAATTATCTTTCCCTTTCCCAGTGGGGTTCTCGGGCCCTTGGCAATAAGAGAACTGGTGGTATGGACTTGTCGAAAGATAGCATTTTCTGGAATTCCTACCTCCGTTCGAAGACACACTTCCGTGAGACACGGGTGTTGCCTTTTAGAGCGGTAGGTCTTCCAGAATATGGCTATAAAGTCCGAATGGTGACAATTGGTTTGCCCCAGTTGCGTGCTGCGCTTACGCCTATTCGTCAAGCTATTGAAAGATGGACCCATAAACAGTCGTTTATTGTTAGGGATATCACTCGAGCCCGTGGCTTCCTCGTTGGAGGGCCAGGAGCGAAGATACGTTCCCTTGATCTTAAGACGGCATCGGATCGGATACACTTCGATGCATTGAAAGTTTATTACGACTGGATTGGGGTCAACTTTGGGCGTATTAGGAATCTCGCCGGTGGGCTTGATCCTATCCCCGTCTTTCTTGAAAGACTTATAAATTGCTTGACTACTCAAGGAGGAGGTGGTTTGGATATCATGGATTCTGAGGGTAAATCCCTCTGTTTTGCCCGGCGAGGTGCGCTCATGGGTGAGCCCTTGACCTGGCCGTTTTTGAATCTCCAAAACCTCTTCGCGGTTCATGAAGCCATTCATGGTGGGCACGTCGTAAGTCGTGCCACCATCGTTGATGCGATGGCGCGTCTTTATTCCTGTGGTGATGATGCTCTGGCTGCCTTGACAGACTATGAATCGGACATGGTGTCCGTGATCCTTCGTCTGTTTGGAGGTACCATTAATACGACAAAAGATTTCCTCACGGATTTCGTTCCCCGCGTGGGGTTGAAATCGCTCATGGGGTCTTTTGTGAGCGCATCATGGAGTGCCGGCGAGAGACCGTTCTCGAGCCGCACAGGAATGTCCATCGTATCACTGTGGAAATTAAGCCAATTCCTAGACTTAACCCGATTCTTTCCGACCCAGGTGATCCTGGACAAGTCATCACCGATGCCATTCGTGCGACGGGTGGTCGATGGCGCCAGGATCTCGTTTCCCTGGGAAAGAAAGTTTTCCATGAATATCGGGCATCTTTGCGTAAGGCTGGGCTTACACCGGACCTCCCGAAGTTTCTTGGAGGTGGCGGTTTTCCACATACTCGGAACGCGTTGTCCCGGGCTTCTCGTTTGAACCAGGCGTATGCACGCTTTCTTGTGTCTCAGTCGGAGGGGCGGGCTGATCGAATTGCCCGTGCCCTCGTAACCGCTGAGACAATTTGGTCCGCTAGATCGGGTCGCCACCCGCCCAGATTCATCTGTGATTCGATTGCCGAATTCTTTAACTTTTATGAAGCAAGTTTTGAACCATTGCCCGCTGTGTTGGGCGTAACGGATTACTTGCATTTGGCACAAGCAGATGAGTTTGGTTATTGTGTCCCCCATCGCTCCGTCTCCGAACCCTTGAAAGATGCTTTTGGCTCTTTCTTGGGTGGGGCTGCTGAACGAGCAGTCTTTCGAGGAGACGAAGTAGATGGTCGTGTGAGTAAGATGAGAGCTCTGAGTTTCGTTGCTCGTCAGCTTAGGGCAAGTATTTATAAAGTGCCCATCATCTCGCACGATTTTAAGGACAAGGGTTGGCGACTTTCCCACCCCAGAGCGATCTTTTCGCTTGTTCGTCGACTTACGAACAAGACGCTTTGGGTCCGGGGTAGGTTTGGGAAGTTTGCAGTAGTAGAAGAATCGAGGGCTCTTGCACCTGTACCATTGGAGAGACGTCGCGTTGCGATTGGACAATCCCTTCGGGATGTCCACTTGG